AGAGGGCAAGCAAGCAGATAGTGAATACGTTAGGGAATTAGCATATAAATTTTACGAGGAGGATTTAAAGAATGAAACAGATAAAACCAGAGATTAATGAAAGGGTGAAGCTAGATATAGGTGGCGGTCACAGTTGTTTTGCTGTATATTTAGGAGATGATATATTTGACTGTGTTGATGGAAAAGGAAGTGTGAAGCTTAATGCCTTGACTGACTTTGAGAAATTGAAATGGACATCAATTGGATAGGAGTGGATATAAATGGATATAGAATTTTACTTGCCTAAGAAGATATCGGCTAATAGTATTTACTCAGGGGTTCATTGGACAAAGCGGGGGAAGCAGGTAAAGCTATTTAGAGATGTTAATTTTGTAGCACCACCACCAGTAAAGGAATATCCTGTTAAGTGTCATTATCATTTCGAGCTTAAAGGTAGAAAGCTAGATATAAGTAACTGCTTTTATATGGTGAAGTTAATAGAAGATTGCCTGGTCCGCAAAGGGGTGTTGATTGATGATACGCAGAAATACGTCAGTGAGATAACAGTCACGGCTAGCAAGGGCAATGATGTTTGCAAGATAAATATAGAGGGTTGTTAAATAGTAATTGAGATAATGTTTTTAAAATGTTATGATACACAACCATATATTATATGGTTTTTAAAGGGTGCAAATTGAATTAAGATTTTTAACTCCTGAGCAAGAAAGTAATTTAAAGCTCAAAAGGTTAATGATGAAAGATGCTAGAAGAGCGCAGCGTGTATTTAAGGCGCAAGAAGAGCGTGAGGAATGGGTGTATAATATACCCTTTGAAGGTTTACATTATGATGAGGTTTAGGTGGATGGTTTAGTTTTTGAGTACCCTGATGACGTAGCTAGAATAGTTCGGGTTATGCGGGAGGCGGGGCATCACTTAACGCCACAGGAGGCAAACGAGGTCTGGGATGTGTACTCTGGGGGCTTGTGGGCAGGCTGGTTAGAGCTACCTGACTCTGCATCTGACCTAGAGGCTGTTATCACGGATCAATTAAGGAAATTAAAAGACGATGTTAAGTTTGAAACGGCTATTGATAATATTAAATATAAAATCAAGGATATTTAGATGATTGAGATTATTAAAAGGTGGCAGAACTTCGCGGGAAAGGATGCTATACTGATAGAAACAGGTCAAGCATACAATGAGATAAAAGATGCAACTTAAATATGAATACAAGAATATTGAGTGTGAGGGGTGTCATAAAAAGACAGATACTTATGGCTCAACGGGTAACACAGCGGAGTTGATAAATGGCGAGTAGAGGAATCACATTCACGGAGAAGGACAAAAAGAAGTTTAAAGAGATTATAATCAAGCATATGGAGGAGACTAACGGTGCAACCTTACAGGGGGCAGCGAAAAAGTGCGATATAACATACGCAACTATCTGGAACTTTCGCCAAAAGGACACGGAATTTGACGAGATTATTAAAAAGCTTTTATATTGCCGTGATGAGTCAGTGTTAGACTTGGCAGAAAATCAACTATATTCTAATATTGCCAAGGGTAAAGAGGCTTCAATATTCTTTACGCTAAAAACCAAGGGCAAAGAGCGTGGGTATGTTGAGCGTGTAGAGAGTCACAACCGCAACGCTAACTTTAATATTAGCGCAGACGATATAGACAAGGAGCGGGCAAAAAAAATATCAGATACATTAGATGCCCTCCTCTAAAGAAATAAATATAAAAGACCCGCTAACCAAACTTGTTATCAAACACAGGGCTGAAAGAAGTTTGTTGTTTTTTACGAAATACATATTTAATCAAGTTCAGGGCGATAAGTATATTACCACCCCATTCATAGAGGAGATGGCTTCTAAATTACAGGAAGTTGCAGAGGGTAAATGCACACGTTTAATTATAAATATCCCCCCTAGATTTGGAAAAACAGAGCTTGCGGTTGTTAATTTCGTTGCATGGGTACTGAGTAACAATGCTACAGCAAAATTTATCCATCTTTCATATTCGCAAAGCCTTGCCCTAGACAACGCATCAAAGGTGAAGGATATAATAAGTCACGAGGCTTATAAGGATTTATGGGAGCTTGAATACAAGGATGACAGCAAGGCAAAAGAGAAATGGTACACTAAGCAGGGGGGGGGCATGTACTCCACCTCCGCAGGGGGGCAGGTTACAGGCTTCGGAGCTGGTGATATTAAAGGCAACCCCTTTAGCGGTGCGATAATTATTGATGACCCTTTAAAGGCGGGTGATGAGCATGGTGCAGAAAGAGAAAAGGTTAATGAGCGGTTTTTTGGTACTATATTAAACAGGTTAAATAACGAGAAAGTCCCTATTATAATTATAATGCAACGGCTGCATGAAGATGATTTATCAGGACACTTATTAGAAAAGCAAACGGAGAAATGGGAGCATATTAAAATCCCTGCGCTTGATGAGAATGAAGAGTCTATTTGGGGTGAAAGGTTTTCAACTAAAAGTTTACTGGAGTTAAGGGGCGAGAACCCTAGGGTTTTTGCGGGGCAGTTTATGCAAGAGCCCTCACCTGCTGAGGGTAATATAATAGACATCAATTGGTTTCAATATTACGATACTATCCCAGAAGGCACTATATACCAATCATGGGACACGGCTAACAAAGATGGTGATGCCAACGATTACACCGCTTGCACAACATGGTTAGTTAAGGGTACGCAATTATATGTTCTTGATGTGTTTAAAAAGAAAATGCAATTTCCAGAGTTAGTATCGAGCCTTAAATCTCATTATAACAAATGGAAGCCGAGGCAGGTTATAATTGAAGACAAAGCATCAGGTCAACAACTCTTGCAAGTGCTGCGTAAAGAAACAAGTTTGCCTATCGTTGCGTATAACCCCAAGACTATGAGTAAGTCGGAGCGCATGCAGACAGCCTCTATTGATGTTGAGGTGGGAAGGGTGTACCTTAAGAAGAAGGCGCATTGGTTAGATGAATTACTTGAAGAGCTTAAAGTGTTCCCTAATGGGAAATATAAAGACGTGGGGGATTCTTTTAGTATGTTTATAAATTGGCACAAGAGCCAAAGGAAACAAATATTTATAGGGTAATATGTTCGGATTTGGAAAAGGTAAAGTTAAAATAGAAGCTAAGGCGTACCCTGCGGCAAGTGCTTTTGTTAACACGGGGCAAGCTCAATATTCAACAATGAGCTATGAGAGCTTAGCAAAGGAAGGGTATAAAATGAATGCAGTGGCTTTTCGTTGTATTTATATGATTAAACAGGCTGCTGGAAGTTTGGATATTCGCTTAATGAATGAGCAAGATGACGGCAAAGGCGGGCGGGAAAAGGTTGAGGTAACTAACCACCCTTTGCTAGACGTATTACGAAAACCTAACCCTATGCAGTCAAGGGCTGATTTTATAGCTGAGATGGTTGCGTATTACCTTATAGCGGGGAATACATACGCCTTTAACCCTAATGATGGACAAGCACCAAAGAGGCTCTATCCTTTGCGACCTAATACAGTAATCCCTATCAGTGGTAAACAGTTACCTACGGCGTTTAAGCTGGATAATGGTGTATCATACCCAGTTGACCAGATAACTGGAAAGAGTGATGTTTGTCAGATCAAGGATTTTGACCCGCTTAGTGATTGGTTAGGGCAGTCAAGGTTGCAAGCGAGTGCGGTTTCAGTTGATACATTTAACGCATCTCAAAAGTGGAACTATAATCTATTGAAGAATAGCGCAAAGCCTTCTGGCGTTTTGAATATGAAGGATGATGGTGGTGGCATGACCACTGAGCAGTTTAACGAATATAAAGAGATGATTCTAAATAGTTGGGTGTCCTCTGAGGGGGCAGGAAGACCGCAGATATTAGCTAACCTTGAATGGACTCAAACAAGCTTAACTCCTATGGATATGGATTTTCAAAACTCTCAATTAATGGCAGCTAGATATATCGCTAATGTATTTGGAGTCCCTAGTCAGTTGTTAAATATACCTGAAAGCCAGACGTTCTCCAATTATGAGCAAGCTCAATTATCTTTTTGGCAGGATACTGTAATACCAATTACAAATGTTGTTTATGGTGGTTTAGCTCGTTGGTTGTTCCAGTTTTATCCAGACACAGAAAACTTTTCCATTGAGGTTAATCTTGATAAGGTGTCAGCCCTTGACCCTATAAGGAGAGAGAAGGCGGAGAGGTTGGCTTTGTTAGCAAGTAGCGGTGTCTTAACTATAAATGAGGCTAGGGAGCAATTAGGAAGCCCTGCAATAGATGGTGGTGATGAGTTGTTTATCTCTGGTACACAAGTTCCATTAAGCGCAATACACGACATCACTGATGAAGGGGAGTAAGAATAGCTTATATGCCTAATAAAGCTAAAGAATACCTAGAGCATGCAACGGGGCAAGAGTTAATTATGCGCAAGCAGATTAAGCAAACCTTAAACGCTTTTACATTTCGTTACGCTCACATATATCAAGACTCGGTTGCTACATTTTCCGAGGACATACTTGAGAAGCAACACGCCAAGCGCATAGAAGAAATATTAAAAACTAGATATAAATATATAATTCCGTTCTTTAGTAAGTTTGCATATGACGAGTTCATTGCTGAGATAAAGAAGTCTAAACAGGATATATTGATTAATCAAACTGATGAGTTAGTTGAGGATTATATAGAAGTCAATGCGGTTAGGCGTGCGGTTGGTATAGCGGAAACTTCAATGAGGCGCATTGCAACACGGATTAATCTTATGGTAGCAGAGGGGGCTAGTTTGACCGAAATAGCCTCGGGAATTAGGGGTGTTACAAAGTTAAATACAAGAAGGGCTGAAACGATAGCTAGAACAGAGGTGCATGATGCGGCTAATTATGCGGGGTTAGAAACGGCAAAGAACGCTGAGAGCGAGCTTGATATAGTTATGGAAAAGGAGTGGGTTGCTACTGTTGATGCTCGTACTAGGGATTCTCATATACAAGCTAACGGGCAAACTGTTTTAGTTAGTGAGGAGTTTGATATAGGGGGCAACAAGGCAACTAGACCACTTGATCCTAATTTACCCGCTGACGATACGATTAACTGCCGTTGTAGCATGATATTCAAAAGAAGGCGTTAATGGCGGTGCTATTTACTTAAACGCTGAGATGTTTTATTATAAGAGAATAAATAATAGGTTAACTATGATTGAAAGAAAAAATATTGACTTTGAGGCTTTGACTTTTAAAGCGTCTGATGATGATGAAATGATTGTTGAGGGCTATGCAACAACTTTCGGCAATAAAGATAGTGATGGCGATATTATAGAAAAGGGAACTTTTGGAACTCGTTTAACTGCAAAGAAGGTTAAGTTTCTAAACCAACATGATATGCGTAGTCCCATCGGCGTTATTACCGAGCTTAAAGAGGATGACAATGGCATCTATATGAAGGCTAAATTTTCCAATACTACTATGGGGCGTGACGTTTACACCCTTGCAAAGGATGGTGCTATTGATGCCTTTTCAATTGGTTTTACTATTACCAAGGGTGGATTTGATTATAGGGATGGCATTAGGTATATCACCAAAGGGAAGCTTATGGAGGTTTCCGCTGTAACATTCCCCGCAAATGAGAAGGCAAAAATAACAAATGTTAAATCTAGCGATGAGAAGCTGGATAAAAGAGATTTTGAGGGTAGCTTAGAATATATCGGCTTTTCTCAGAAGGAAGCACGTATCATAGTTTCTAAGGCTTATCCTGCTTTAGAGAGTCACTGGGATGGTGATTGCGAAGATAAGGATAATCAGTGTGATGCTGATGTTAAGAAGGCGGTCAATGAAAAGGCTGTTAAGGATTTATTAAAAATATTAAAAGGTAATTAAGATGGATGAAATAGAGATTAAAGCATTGCATGACAATGTTCAAAGTACTCTTTCTGACTTTCAAGAGCTACATAAGAAAGAGCTTGAAGAAGTTAAAAAGAATGGCAGTGCAGAAGCACTAACTAAAATGGCAACTGATGCGGCTAATGAGGCTGTTTCTGTTTGTACTGATAAAATTGAAGAACTTAAAGCTTCAATTAACGCTCCTGCTAATAACGAGCAAAAGTCTGATGATGCAGTGCGTGAGCATAAAGAGGCATTTATTTCTTACATTCGTAAAGGGAACGAAACTGGATTAAAAGACCTTGAAAGAAAAGCTCTTTCCGTTGGTACTGATACAGAAGGTGGATTTGTTATAACCAACACAATGGAAGGAATTATAAATGGCATTGCTGTTGAAACTTCTCCAATGGCTACTATTGCTAGTGTTGCTAACATCTCAACTAATGCGCTAGAGCTTCCAATTAAAGTTTCAAGAGTTGGCACTTCTGATAGGTCTGAAAAAGGTGCTGTTTCTGAAACCGCCGCTTTCACTTTGGCTTTGAAAACAATTGGTACGCACGAGATTTATGCTGAACCTGCTGTTACTCAAACTATGATTGATGATGCACAATTTAACATTGAGCAATATCTTGCTGGTGAAATAGCTGATGAACTTAACTTTAAGAAAAACTTAGGTTACATAACTGGTGATGGTGTAGCGGGCGCAAGAGGTTTCTTGCATGATGTTACTGCTTCCCCTTCCGAGGGTTCTAATAGCGTTCAATATATTGCCTCTGGTTCAGCTGGTACTTTTGATGGTGACGATATCATCGATTTATACTACTCTTTGAAAGGCGCATATACTGCGAATGCTAAATTTGTTATGAGTAGAGGTTCTGAAAAGATTCTCCGCAAACTTAAAGAAGATGGTGAGTATATCTATAGCTTTGATAAAATCGGCAATATTGGTTCGGCTCTAGGTGTTCCGATTGTTAGGTTTGATGATATGCCTGACCCTGCGACTGATTCTTTCTCAATTGCGGTTGGTGACTTCTCTAAGGGTTATCAAGTAGTAAACAGAATGGGTACACGTGTTGTAAGAGATTCGTTGACTTCTAAAGGTTTTGTTAAGCTTTATACTACTCAGCGTTATGGTGGTGATGTTAAAATCGCTGAAGCTATCAAGGTTCTAAAACTTGGAACTTCTTAATAATTAATATAATAAATAGGTAAATATTATGTCTAATAGAGATGGTGCAAATGGTAAACTTGGTTCAATAGGAACTGCTATTACCGCAGTATCAAGTAACACAACTACCGCTGGTGCGGTGGTTGATGTTTCTGGTGCTAATATCGTGACTTTTGAGATTTTCTCAAACGCATGGACTGATGGAACTTTCACTCCATTAATCAAAGAAAGTAATGCTTCAAATATGTCGGGCGAAACTGCGGTTTCCGATGATGATTTGACTGTTACTGAGGCTAATGCAGCGGTTGCAGCGGCTAGTACTGTTAAATACATTTCGTATGTAGGTAACAAACGCTATATTACTTGTGATATAGTTTCGACTGGTACTTCAAGTGGCGGTACTATCGGTGTAAACGTTATCAAGGAAGCTTTAACTATAGCTCCTGATGCGTAAACTTCCAGTAGTTTAGATGGGGGTGGCTTTAACGAGTTGCCCCCTTTTTTAAACAAAATGAGGATTTTAAGATGACAGAAGTAAAATTTTTAAAACATTTTAGCATCGCCTTCGATGGCAAGTTTGTTTCAAGTTTCCGTATGGGTGAAATATACAGCGTTAGTGATATTCAGCTAGAGAAGTTAATCGAGCATGAGTCGGTTGAGTTGGTAGTTAAAAAGATTATTGAGCCAACTGAAAGAAAGATTGTTGAGCCAACTATTAAGAAGGCAAAGAGTAAAAAGTAATGGAAGTTAATAAATTCATTGTTGAAACTGCCGCTCCTGCTGTTGAGCCTGTATTAATTGCGGATTTCAAGAAGTTCTTAAAGGTTTCTGGCACAGAAGACGATGAGTTGCTTGCTAATATACTGCTTTCAGCCCGTATAGGTGTTGAGAATGTTATTAATAGACCCTTGATAAATACCACCTACGCTCAGGAGCAAGATAATTTTGAAGGCTATCGCTACAACCCTGTTAATACACTAGCCTATCAGCAAGGCGTTGATTATGACACGTCTGGTCAAAGGTATATTAAGTTACAGAAAAGCCCTTTAGTTAGCGTAACAAGCGTTATAACGTACAGCGTTGATAATGTAGCTACAACATACTCAACAGACAACTACACGATAGATATAAGCGGTGGTAAGGTTCTTTTAAATGAATCTGTAACTTTGCCAAGTAGCATAAGACAAAAGGCGGGTTTCAAAATTAATTTTGTTGCTGGTTTTGGTGCCACCTCGACTGATGTTCCTTATGATTTAAAGATGGCTTTAATGATGTACGCTCAAAGCATGTATGATTGGAATAGACCCGATAAGAATTTAGTTGCTGATGCTTACACTATACCAGCGGGTGCAATGCAAATATTAAAAAGATATAGATTAGAAATAGGATTAAATGGTTAGTATCGGATTAAATACAACTGAA